CCAAGAACCATCAGTATGATTACAGAAATGTAAATGATCCATTTTGCACAAATATTTAGTATCTATCGAGTTTCAATTTCTTCGAAATCGGAGTCATAAACACGAAAATCATAACCAGGTTCATGGAACACCAAGGAAAAAACTTCTGACTGAGAAAACCTCGTCAAATAAGGATAATGATTCGGTTGAGAGGTGTGAAAATAAAATACGTCGGGTAAAAGATAATCATCCGCGACAGTGTTGAAAAATAATTTTTCACCACCAGAATCTATTTTTGTAGGATCGATAGATTCGATATATAATTCACCGAGGTTCCAAGAAACATGCTTTTGTAACAGAGTTTTAAACTGAACAAATCGGGGGCCCGAGCGTAGTTATTCCCAAGTCAGACGATAACGAGCCTCGAAAGTGGATCTTCCAATAGTACCACCCGGTCGTGAAATTTGAACCTTAAAAGTGCGAATCGCTTCATAGCAAGCCTTTCTAGCATCATCATCGGAAGAATAAGAAATAATAGTCCCTTCAGTATGACCAGTGTCGGAACTAACACGAACTTGTTGTCTAGAAGCAGAAGATTCAGGCTTCTTTTCTGGTTCGTTACGGTGTTTGGATGATTCCTTATAAGAAAGAGACGCCATAAGTTGCGCTTCTAATTTTGCGTAATCTACCATTTCCAAAGATATGAAAACAGCATTTCTCGGGAATTGCTCTGTCTCACTAACAATAAAGTTTCTCGTCATCGAACCCCAGATGTCCATCATCTGCTGACGATGATCAACTATGGACCAATTATGAGAACCTATATCATTTAAAGCTTTAACAAAATCCCGTTTTGATATGTATTGCATATCAGCAGCAACTTGAGCTTCTTCAGACCAATTTTTATACGACATTTTTGAAAGTAAGGAATTTAAGTTGAGAAATGTTAGAATTAAAAAGATCCTGGACAACTTTATTGTTATTTAAAACGTTACGAAGTTTGTTAAAGTTGGTAATTATTTGTTGACGATGTTGACGTGCTTGACCAGAAGATTTGAACTCGGGAGGAAACTGTAAAACGGCAGTTTCGAAACGGTCTAATAAATTAAGTATTTCGGAAGTGTTAACGATCAATTTTAAAAATGCGATGAAAACGAGTAAATCCTGTTTATTTTTAGTGTAATCTAAATGCGCTGCGAAGTCGACGGATAATTTTCTAATTGTTTTATCAAAATTTTCCATAATATGACTAAGAAAACGAATTTAATCTCACAAGACCTGCTGTGTGAGTTACGGGGTTTCATATTATGGAATCTATTTAAAAGAACGAACAAAATTGCAATTGTATTTGTCCTTGCAACTAAGATCAGCGCAAGGAATCTTTGCACAATCTTTACACGTCGATGTATGTTGATGTGTGTGAATTTCCTTTTGTCTATTAAAATATTGAATTAAATAATCATCTTCTGCAGTTTTATAAAGAGAGTCAATTGTAACACGATTAGTTTGTTGATAGAATTGTTGTTCATTAATATGCGCAAAAGATTTTAAACACTCGTACATAATCATTATTTCATCGTAACCACAACCCAAACTTTCATAAATTTTTGCGTTCGCATCTATATAAGCAGAGAAAAAATAGTCATCCTCAAATTGCGAAATAAAATCGCGAATCGATTGCTGATATTGTGTAAAATGAATGTAATCGGTGAAATGATGGGAAAGGAGTTTGTGTAATTTTCTAGGAATAGAGTCGACAAATAAATTGTCAGTTATAACATAACCACAAAATTCTGCTTCACGACTGATCATTATTTTCATTTTCAAAGCGGTGTATTGAGCTACTTCTTCATACCTTTGTTCGTCCAACCTGAGATTTGCTTGTCTTTTAAAACCATCGTCTCCCTTCATTGCTAACAAAAATTTTCCTTCACCGCGCAAGAAATAATTTGAAAGGACCGCAGAAATAATTGTGTTCATTAATAGAGTCATGGGTTCACCAGAAGTTTTTTCAAACTTAGATTTACCCTTAATAGAACCACCAATAATAGTG